AAACTACTTTAATCCGACCTTTATGAAAAGTAGAGGCAACGATTTGAAATCGAAATTTCATCGTGCCCGTCCAATACTGAAAAGGTAACGCTGCGAAAGCACACGCAGGGAAGTGAAAAGCTGTGGAGCCAGATTCAGCCCATTGGACTGGATCAACTCTAGCATTCCAAAGTAGTGTTTCAGGTGTGGTGCCAATAGCCCAAGTGAACTTAGTAAGATACGATTCTCTCTTCGCTATCTCACGAATATTCAATGGATCTATGCCACCTAAACCCGCAATACGTGGATCAATAGTTAACTCCTGTTTATCATCTACGGTCATCTTCTGTGCTGTGTCAGGCACATTGGTCAATGCCAAAGAGCTCATAGGCGTAGGCCTATATGGCTCAGGATTCCGTGTAACAGGAGGTCTGCAATACCCAAACATTTTGGCTATGGATGCAACTGCACCGCCGCCAATTTCAGTGGCTTTTGCAAAAGGTCCTATATACGGTACCTTAGTGAGAAAACTCGCCCACTTAGATACTGCCGTAGCAGGACCGCTAACAATTCCTTCCTTATTAGCTTGTTCGATCTCACCCGACTGGGGTTCGAAACCAATGATCTCTTCACCTGCTTGGGGTGAAAGAGTCGCAGGCTCAGTTGATGTCAACACAGACATATTGACATCCTCGGCCCAAGCAAACACACTAATAGTGACAACGTCAGAAGCACCATTAGCATGTTTCAAATCATTGATAGATCGAAAATACAACCTTCCTAATTGATCCCAATCAGCCAAAGGGATGGACAGATAATTGCCAATCCAAAACATGGGCAATTTCATCTCTCCACCCATGGATGTGGTGGGATCTAGAAAAATATGAGGTAATTGAGAAGTTCCAACCAAATCGGCTGAAACTAAAGCAGCATTAGTGGACAAAAAGTCCAACTCATCAAATGGCAAATAGGCACAAATGGCTCTGCCATATTGAAAACCATTTCCATTGATAACTACTTTTACCTTCAAATTACATTTTAGAAGATTGTAATTCGCTAACCTATTAGAAACTCGCGGGTTGTCCAAATACAAGGACCAAGGATCAATATCGAAACCTAAAGAAGTTCCTGTACCCCATTCTTCCTCATGAATTTTAATAGGACGCGA